TAGTAGAAGCAACCATTAAATCAGTTAGACATGTTCCGCGTACTCCATGCACTTCGTCTACAAATATAACATCTGCATCATTCATGAGGCATTTTGGCATTTTGTTTAATGATTGCCACGTAGTAATAATAATTTGGTTTGCAAATGCCTTAGTATATTTTCCAGATATTTTTTGACAATGATGCATAACATTCCATGTACTTCCCTCAAACGTAGAATATTCATTGAAGTCTGCATACATCTGTTCTACTAAGTTTGCAGATGGAACTATAATAAAAATCTTTTTCTGTGTAGTTAGTTGATATATTCTAGCAGATAGGTATATAATTAAACTCTTGCCTGCCGATGTAGCAGCTAATGATGTGGTTCTGCCTAGTGTTAGTTGATATTTTAGTGCATCGTATTGATACCAATGAGGCTTAATTGGTTTTTTATCTATATGTGGATCGATTGTTTCTATAAGCGCATTCAAATCGTCGTCCGACATTTCATTGATATTAATTGGTTGTTCTCCAACCACACTATAGGATAATTTTTTAGAATCAAGAAATGAAAGTAGTTCATAATATAGACCCAAATACATTAAATGTGTTTTACGATTGTATAAACGTATTTTTCCGTCCCAATAACCTTTTTTTACACGGACATCATATTGAGCTCCAATTTTTTCATAACAAAATTTCTCGGATATATCATATTCCATCCAAGGTTCTTCGGCGGTTACTTTTATATAAGTTTCATCCATTTTTGTTATTGTTATATTAGACATGTTAAATAACCAATAGTAAATAGTTTATATACACATATTTAGGATGCTTAAAATGTCGCATGATAAAAGCCCATCTTCTTCTCAAAGGTTTAAATTTCAAATAGTTGGCAATGATTTAAAAAATATTAATTTAGCTGTGCAGAGCGTACCTGTTGCTGGAGTTAGTCTTAACAACTTGGATGTATTTGTGAAGGGGCGCAATATGCCAATTCCAGATAATAATACCAACTACGAACCTCTTGTTGTTAACTTTGTTGTGTCAGAAGATTTTGCTGAATGGGTTGATATGTACAGATGGTTAGTAAACTCGTCCAATAACCCAGAGTCTTATTACGATGTATCATACAATGCAGTACTAACAGTGCTTGATGGACAGAACCAACCTGTGTTAACATTTACTTATTATGCATGTGTTATAACACAATTAGATGGCATTGAAATGAGTTATATTGATAATGCACATGTATTAACATCCAGTGCAACATTAGTATTCTCCACTGCTAAAGTTAATGTGCTAACAACTGGCGAATCTATAGAGGATCTATAATACAATGGCAACAGAAGCTATGATTAAACGTATGGCGCAATTAGAAGAGATTCGTGACGAAGCCATAGTTGAATTTGAATTGTCTAAAGAGCAGATCAAAGATATAGAAATAAGTGAAATTGATTTAGATGGAGAATCTTTACGAACTCCAATTTTATATAATAAGTATCTAGTAAAATATTCTTCGCTACTGGAAAAACTGGATCGGTTTAATAATGTAAAAAATAAACTATATTTAGAACGTTGGAAGTATTATCAAGGTAAACAGAAGAATAGTTATTATGCCGAATATGGTGTATTAAATGAAGTTATTTTGAAATCCGATGTAGAGGTATATTTGAGAGCAGATGAATTACTGTGCTCTGTAAACGATACTTATAATATCATAAAACAGCATATTGGATATATAGAAAAAATTATGAAGGAAATATCCAATAGAGGCTTCCATATTAAAACAGCAGTTGAATGGCGAAAGTTTCAAATGGGTGGTAATTAAATGGCAAAGTATGTACTGCATCCTGGATGGATATTTAAGAACACACAGAGAGCTGTGTGGGTTTCTTTTAACAAGTTAATTGAATTGTATGGCTTAGATAGAGAAGACTGTACAGAGGCATCTGCAAAGGATTGCTTCCATACAGGAACGGATGGAGATGGAATGATACACTTGTTTCCAAACGAAAATGGAATTTATAAAATTTAGATAAAAGAAAAGGACCCGAAGGTCCTTTTTTAATACTTATTATATTATGCAACGTGCAGTGAACCAACGCGCATTTTACGGAAGAACATGTTTTCTGCTTGACCCAAACCAAGACCAGCGCGTGGAGTAATAACGCCAGAGTTCAGGTAGTTAGCACAGAATGGGTTAGCTACAATTGCATAGCGTGAAGACAAACCAATTACTGGATTGAAAGTTACTGGATCTTTTGCTTCGTAACCTTGTACTGGCAGATACTCACCCATAAAGATACCAGCATCTAGTGGACTAGAACCTTTGTAACCAACAGTTACATAGTCAACAGCAGCATATGGATCAACAAACACTTGGTATTTGCCCATTAGTACACCAGCGTATGTAGCAGAAGCTGGGTCAACGTTCAGTGATGCAGCAAGGTCAGGAGTATATTGCAGGATACCAGCCATGTTCAGAGCAGATGCAACATTAGAAGAACAAATGATGCGGTTTGCTTTGCCCATACGAGTTTCAATTGCAACTTGGTTTGCTTCTACTTCGATTTGGAACAACAGACCTTTGAAACGTTCTACCATCCAACGTCCATCAGCATCGTTAACTAAATCAAACAGACCAGCTTTAGTTGCGCCAGTAGCACCAACTTTTGCAGCGATGTTCATAGTACGCAGACATTCACGATCACGTTCTGCACGAACTTCGTTAGATAGAATGTTGGTAATTTCTGCCATACCATCCAAGCTGTGAACGTTTTGCAAATCGTACAACATTTCGTTTGACAAAGTTGCTTTCAATTTACGAGTTTTAGCAGTTGCACTAATGGATTCGATTGTGAAACCCATTTCTGGCCATGCAGTTAATGCTTCACCTGTTGCAAGTGCCATACCAGTACCAGTCGTAGTAGAGGCAGCAGGAACACCAGTACCAAACGCATCAACAGGGAAACCAGAAGTGTCACCAGCTTGTGAACCAGCACCAGAGAATGCAGAGTTAGCTTCGTTGTACAGAGCTTCGTCACCAGTCTGTGAATTGTAACGTGAACGAAGTGCGAAAATTGGCTGAGTTGGTGCAGTCATAACCTGAACACCAAACAAATCAAATGCCATTGACTGTGGAACTGCACGACGCAACATTTTGATCAACACAGGAGACCAGTTAGCAATACCAGTTGTAGTATTGGTTGGTGCACCTTCGTTCATCTGAGTACCCTTCATGAACTTCAATGTATTTTCCAACACGGCTTCGGTTACTTGGCGGCGATAATCATTTTTGATTTCTGGAACCGCTTTGTCTTCCATTGCTTCTTTAAGAAGGGCTTTAATAGCTTCGCTCATTTAATATACCTCAATTAATAAATTTTGTTTAGTTTATTTATATTAAACAGATTTCTGAACAACGGTTCTGAAATTATTTAGAATTACGGCGTAGTTGCGCCAAAATAAATGATTCCCAGCTTGATTCGTTTACTGGATCTTTTTTCTCAACTTCACCAACTTCTACTTCTTCTTTGATATCAGTTACTGGATTGTATGCTTCCACTACTTTATTTAGTGCAGTTTTATATTGAGCTTCGTCAATAAATTCTACGTCTGCAAATTTTTCAGTTAATTTTTCTTTTTGGGATTCAGTTAATTCACCAACCAAAACAGAAGCAACAATATTAGATTTTTTCATTTCTACAATGGCAGTTTCTGCATTAACTAGTTTAGTAGTTTCTTCTGCCAAACGAGCTTCAACTTTAGCTAATTTTGCAGTTACAGTTTCTACAACGCTTTCTGCATTGTCTGGGAGTTTTACTAAACTTTCTTTTGCTAGTGTAACCATACCATTTAGGAAATTATCTGCTAACTGAACCTTAAGAGAAGACTCAACAGCTAACGCGTTTTCTTTCATAAATTCTGCAACAGCAGCAGTTAGGTATTTGTCAACAGATGCTACAATTTCTTCGTTGACATATTGTTCTGTTAATTTTTCTAGATATGCAGTGCGTTCAGCAACGTGTTCGTTAACGTATTGTTCTGACATTTTTTCTAGATATGCAACACGTTCTTCGGTTTTAGTTGTAAATTCTGCTTCCAGAATAGAAGTTTGTTCTTTGATAACAGAGGCTGCTTTTTCATTGACAGCTTCATCAAAAGACTCTTTGATTTGTTTCTGCGCTTCTTCTGAAAGATTTCCACCTTCCATTAGGGCTTCTAAAAATTTTGACATGTTCAACCTCTATTTCATTAGAATGTCTAAGTGTTTCGTATATTTATATAGTTAAAAATTCTGCTATAATTTTTTAATGAAATCTAATATAGATTCAATAATTTGATCCTGTGGAAGAATAATTTCATTTGATTCTTCGAGTTGAACTAAATTACCGTCTTTCATTATCCACTTAGATAAAGATTCTCTAATTGGGTTTACATAGCAATTTGGTCCAGATGGCATATCAACACAATCAACCGCAGTTAACATGTATCCTTCTTCTACATATTTAAGACCATTGCGTTCTTTAATAGAACCAAGTCCTCTAGTAGAAACCCCCATATTAAATCCACCGTCAATTAATCCTCTAATTAAATTTCCCTGTGGTGTATCTAATACACGAGCCTTACCAATTGCTTTGGTTCCTTGCATTGTTAAAGATTCAATTAGAATTGCAGCTTCTTTAATATTTGGAAGTGGGTAGTCTGGGTGATTTAACTCGCCAATTGCTCGACGTTTAGAAATAAAGTCTTGGTTATATTGCATAACAGCCGATTCCAATACATCAAGTGGATACCATCGGCCATTCCCATTTTTTAATTCAGCTTCGCCAAAAATACCTTCAATATATAAATGCGAACCTTTAGCTGTATTCTCATGTAATGTTTCTATAGCATGAGAAGTTTCTACTAGCATTGACATAGATTGCATGAAAGTATCCTCTTACTTCAGCCCAAGCTGTTTACGTTTTTTCATAGCACGTATGCGCTTTCTATTTGTTCTTTTTTGCAATGCAACACCTTTAGATCTCTTGGTTCTAATTGCTTTTCTCATTGCAAGACGTTTAGCTGCTTTATCTCCACCAGAAATAGGAACACATGATGTTCCGGTATCATTCAATTTATATCCAGGTGGGCATTTAATGCGGCGTTTTTTCTGACCTAGGTAATTTACCTTAGTAATAACTTTTTCATCTACTTTAGACATATTACCCACCATTATTTCTTGCAGCTTTCTTCTTCTTGTTTTTTATCTTTGCAGACATCGCATGTTTCGCCGTCTTTACAGTCGCATTCTTTTTCTTTGTCTATTACTTCCATACCATACTGTTCTAGCACGTATGGCTTTTGGTTTTCAATTTGTTCTGCAATGCGGATTTTTAGCTCGTCCTTAATATCATCCATTGCATATGCAAAGTTACCTTCCACTATGCTATTAATAATACCTTGAATACTATTCATTATTTATAACTCCTAATTATTGATTCGGATCGTCTTGGGAAGCAGGTTCACTAGGTTCATTTTGAGCAACTTGCGCATCAAATGAACTAGAATCTCCATTTTCTTCGTCTGCATTATTGTATTTATTGTTTTTTGCTTCCTGTGCTATTAACTTATCTTGTTCTGCAATATCTTCGCCGGTTTGTGCTAGTATTTCACTACGGACATATTGGTGAGAGAAGTATTTTCCAATATAAGGACTTAGTTTATCCAGAAGTTCTAATCTAGACTGCAATAAATCATTTTGCTTTTGCTCTTCTAAATAAAAATCCTGTGCATATTTAAATTTGATAAATGGTTTAACATTATCCCATTCTTCTCTGGAAATTGTTTTTGTTAAAATAAGTTCTGTTTGCAATACATCTAATAAAGC